GTAATGCTCTGGCGGCTGTTATAAAAGTTTCCCCGACCCACATCTTGATCAGTGTTATTGATAAAGGTTGAAGCGTTGAATGTATTATCTTCCCAATTTCCACCATCATCATTGTCAGCTATTTTCAGCCACTTATTGTCTCTGTATATAAACAACCGCTCCGGTTTAAAATCTGAACGGATATGATAATCACCCTGATTGGGAGAGCTAGGAAACGCGCCGTCTATTGATATAACAGCTTCACCAATTATGCTGTTTTGATTTAGATATTGCACTTGGTTTCCATTTATAACAACACTGCTGGCATCAGAGTCGTATTTGTTAAAGAACCACTGCCCATCACTTAGAGCGGTTTTGCCCATAACATAATTGAATATATGGTCAATTATGTATGTGCCGCCACCAATTGGATCATGAATAGCTGCACTTGCCTTGACATTGTCACGAATGTCAATCTCTTTGCTAAATGTGCTAAAAATATTAGCCATACTATCATCTTCCTCACCTTGCCCTAGAATACCATCAAATTCCTGACTGTCTGTAATTGGCTCAAGCTTGACACGCCAGATATGACTATACCATGTAGCGCTAAATCCTTCACCGCCACGGTTGCCGTCACTTACAGCATAAAACTTGGGAATAGGTGGCGTTTCAGCATCAAGCGCATATTCTTCCAGCAAGTGAGGCAGTTCAATCACATCGCCGCTCATTAGCTTGCGCCCCAGCAATTCTACCATTTCGTTTAGATGAAATGTCATGTATAGTGTATCATTTGTCAGGAACAGACCAAATTGTGTAAGATCGAAGTCATTGTCGCTCACATTGTAAACGCCACGCAAGTTGTATACATTGTCGTCATACTTGCGGTCACGATTCTCTAACAACAGTAGGTCTTGTATAGTTGTCTCATTTATTTTACCAGTATTCTGATAATCAGGACGACTGGGATCGTCTGTAATTTGACTATCTTCAGGACCAATGTATTTGTGGATAATAGTGCCAACCCCGCCAACGTGGAATTGCTCGCGAATTGTGCGATCGAAAAATCTGTAATTATTTGATTTTGTAGCGTTCCACATTGAGAGTCTAGGCATTGTAATTCCTTTACAGTATTTATTGCGATACGATAAATACTGATAGTAGGAGCATCAGCATGACAACACGCGCGAAGATAACAAAAGAAATTGAACATCTACCGTACACTTATTTGATTGGATGGTCAAAACAAAACTTATGGTATTATGGTGTGCGTTATGCTTGTAATTGTTATCCAGGTGATCTTTGGGTCACATACTTTACATCTTCTAAATATGTTACTGAATGTCGTTCTAAATATGGTGAACCTGATGTGATACAAATACGAAAAACCTTCAACAACCAACAGGCCGCTGTACTTTGGGAGACCAAAACATTACGTCGGTTAAATGTCTTAAAATCAGACAAATGGATTAATAGAAATATAGCTGGTAAAATGACAGGCAATTCTGGAGATTTGAATGGTATGTTTGGTAAGAAACATAGTCTAGAATCAATTGAAAAAATGAAACAGAACAAAAAATCAACTGTTGGTAGAAACAACAGCATGTTCGGCAAAAAACATAACCCGGAAACTCTTGACAAGATTGGGTCGGCCGCAAAAGGCAAACGTCATGGTGCATATAACGGTATGTTTGGCAAAACACATACTGATGAAGTTAAGGCTAGTCTCAGTATTTCAAACAAAGGAAGAAATAATAATCAATTTGAAGGGTACTTTATTACCCCATGGGGTAAATTTGAATCAGCTGTTGATGCTGCGATAAATTATCAATTTGATATAACAGCTTGGACAATTAATCGTTGGTGTAAAAAGGACAATTTGACTATTATTAGAAAAACATCACGACCAAAATTAATTCAAATTAATAATATTGGAAAAACATATAATGATATAGGATTTGGATTTGAAAGGATAGAACAATGAATACAACAACACGCGCATCTATAGCAAGAGAGATTTATCTTCGCCTAGGTGGGCAAATGATCGATGTAGAAATCGATCCAGAGCATTACGAACTTGCAATTGACAAAGCACTGGAAAAATATAGACAGCGCAGTGAAAATGCCGTAGAAGAAAAATTCATCGACCTCGAGCTTGCTGTTGATCAAAATACATACCAATTAACAGAAGATGTGATTGAAATTAAAGATATCTACCAGAGCGCAACGGGTGGTACACTCAACCAAGGTGTTGAGTTTGAACCTTTTGGTGCACAGTACATCAACACCTACCTTGGACCACTCGCTTCAGGGCAAGGCGGCAGTCTTGCCACATATGACTTCCTACAGCAAAAGCTAGAACTAGTTGGATTGCTATTTGGTTATGAATTTCAATTTACTTGGAATAGGTCAAGAAAACAGCTTATACTCCAGCGTCGACCAAGATCAGCGATCACAGTTTATCTACATGCATATGCATATCGTGATGAAGCAGATCTGTTTACAGATTATTCATGCCGCGGCTGGATTAAAGATTATGCACTAGCACAAAGCAAATTGATGTTGGGTGAAGCCCGTGGCAAGTTTGCCACAATTGCCGGCCCACAGGGCGGTACAACATTGAATGGTGACCAGCTCAAAGCTGATGCGCTCAACGAACTGATTCAACTCGAAGAAGATCTCAAACTATACAAAGATGGCGCAGCAGGGTTGGGAATTATTATCGGATAATTCAAGAAAAGTGTTGACATCCAAGGCATCTTGCTGTAGAAGTAAGAGAGAGTTGGAAAAGGAACACACTATGAAAACGCCCAATACACAAGACATCCGCAATGCAATGCGTGACGCAACTCGTACAAAGATTGTGCCCGTGTCACTTAAAGCTGTACAGAATTATACAGATCGTCGTGCAAATGGACGCAGCCGTGTTGCATTTTTGCTTTACCAATATTCTGAATCAGATGTGCAAACCACCGCAGATATGGCAAATAAAATCCTGGATGCCCGCGGCTTTGAGCCAGTTGTAAAAGCCTGCCGCTCTAATACTTGTTATGGCAAAAGTTATATGAAGTTGGTTGGTACTGGCCCCCGCGCTTAACAGCGCAGCAAGGAGATATAATATGACAAGCTACACAGTAACATACACTGACCCTAGAGCTGTATACCCTGCTACCAAGCAGGAGACGCTCGTCGAGTGCAGTATCAATCATATTTGGGACAATGCACTTGAATTGGGATTGGTCCACAAAATTTTCGATAATGATCAGGTCAAAACAGTGTTTTCAATCCATTGGGACCGCAACTACCTGGGGTTGACATCAGATCAAGTTTCGACAAATCTTGAATTTTAAGCATAAAAGTGTTGACATCCAAAGCATCTTGCTGTAAAAGTAAGAGAGAGTTGGAAAAGGACACAGTATGCAAAATCAAGATGAAAAAATTGTAAAAAGCAACAGTGCAGGACAATTTGCTCACGCCGCAGCAATCGATGTCAAGCGCCGCTGTGCAGCCGCTAACGAAGCATTTAGCGACAAATTTGAAAATCCTATTCATACTCAAAAAGTTGATGTAATCCGCGCTATTGTGCAGGATTACTTTCAAGTCTTTGACATGTATGAAAACCAGCGGAGCAACCGAGGCCGGCCGTTCACAGTAATTAAAATTTGCAACCATAGCTGGCCGCGTGTTAGCTTGTCTGAAAAGAACCGCCGCTTCCGCCAGCCAATTGAAGATCTTGGTTTGGATATTAAATCCACAACCAACAATGCATTATTAATTCACATTCCATGTGAATAAGTAAAGAAACTGCTTGACAACCAAGCCGCTTTACTTTATAACTAAAGAGTAAGTTGGAAAAGGAACATACTATGGAAAACGAAATTCAAACACTGCTCGAAGCAATCCGCAATGATTACCTTAGCCATACGTCACGTCGCGGTACCAAAGAGTTGACTGAAGTCAACAAGCGCATGATTGCCGAGTTTAACGCGCAACTAGGCTTCAAAGAAGGCAACAAATATATCAAAGTTACCAAAAATAACGGTGGCAGTGTTTGGGGCTTTATTGTTGCTACAGACAACGACAAAAAGTTTGCAAAAGGTACTATTCTCAAAGCAGCAGGTTGGGCAGCCCCCGCGCGTAACCACAGCCGCGGCAACATCCTTGAGGGTGGATACAACATTTGCTGGACTGGCCCAGATTACATGTAAGCGAGTATTATGATGAAAATTTGGCAGTTGGAATACTTTAACATAGGATCCGGAACCCATACAGTTGGGTTCTGGTCGTCACAACCATCGATTGAACAACTATGTGCGGCGTCAGTTGATATCAACGAAGATATCGCCCTTGAATTGTTGGTTGATGGTAGCTGTGACCAAGACTATAATTTGAATGAAGTTGAGATTGGACCTGGACATGGCTAAAAAATCGAGCAAACCACAAATGCCCAAGCAGCGTAATTTTGACGCTGCTCAGGTCCTTGACCCAAATGGTCCTTTCCGTTCCAAGTCAATTCCCAATAAGCGTGATGAAGTCCGACCACGCAAGCGCAAGCACAAAGGCAGTATTGATGACTAAGGAAGACATGGACACTCTTATTACCACATTGTTCAAAGAATCTCGAGATTGTGATAATACATACTTGACATTTGAGCATTGTCTTGTAAGAGGACAACTTCGAGCATTTTTCAAGTTGATGTATAATGAGCTGCCAGATGACAGTTTTCTCAAAGACCATATACCTCAAGAACTTGAAAAGACGCTGCAAAACATTAGAGACACATCATTAATGTGTAAGTTGAAATCCCGATGATATGTGAACGTGAACCTGAATTTTATATACTGCGCGACAAGGTCCGCGTAGCAATGTCTACCTATGTTGAATGTTATAATATTGGTCCCCATGGTGTTGCAAATTTACATTACGATATCGAAAGAACGACTTCGATTGAAAGAATGCAGAAAACACTGGATAATCTTGAAGAATGTAATCAACTAGCCCTTATGCGGAAGTTAAAGTGGAAATATGACGGAATAAATTCAAATGAATATATATGAAAAACGTAAAAAAGCATTACAACTGTTGGAAGAGTTCAAATCTTGGACTACACATCCTAGCAGCACTGGCAACTCGGTAGTTCTTTTAGGATTGACGCGTGACATCTTGCATGGTTCTGAATCAGAAGTTGATTATTTGATTGAAAATCTCAAAGCTCAAAATCATACATATTTAATGAAAAAATTAAAATCATGAATACCTACGAACAGAATCAAATTGATATTGCTCGTATGATCAGGAAGCGCCAGCGTTGTACGCAGTTGCTTGATGAGTTCTTGGAGTGGCGATATCACAACACAGGGTATAATCCAGAACGAATACGCATTCTATGGACAGGTCGGATCCGCCGCGCAACAGAACAAGAAGCCGACAGATATATTATACGCCTAGATGAACTCAACCAGCAATCTGCAATGGATAAACTAATATCATGACTGAAATTACAATTGAACACACAGAAGCTAAATTTTGTGAATATATGGCCATTAATCAGTTAAAGGATATACAATATAATCATCCCAATCTCTATAAACAATATAAACGAACTATAGTTAACATGAGTTCACAAGAGCGTACTGAATTTTATGACCAAATAGATAACTTAATTCAACGACACCTAATGAATAAACTAAGTTCTTGATATCTAAGTCTATATATGCTATAATGTTAAAAATAGTGTGGAGAAATATATGAAAAGAAGAATAATAGGTCTATGTGGATTTCTCGGCAGCGGTAAAGGCACTGTGAGCGATATTCTCGTCAGTCAACATGGATTTACCAAACTCAGCTTTGCTGATGCACTTAAAGATGGAGTGAGCGCCATCTTCAATTGGCCTCGTGAATTACTTGAAGGTGATACAGCAGTGAGCCGTGAGTGGCGAGATCAACCTGTTGATTTCTGGACCCAAGAAATGGGGCGTGACATCACACCAAGGTTGGTAATCCAACTATTTGGTACGGATTGTATGCGCCAAGGATTTGACTCTGAAATCTGGGTCAATATTGTAAAACGCAAGATAATTGATAATCCAGAAACAGACTATGTGATACCAGATGTACGATTCTATAATGAGCGCAGTATGCTCCGACTGTTTAATGGAGAAGTATGGAGAGTCAAGCGTGGAAAAGATCCAGAATGGGTTACACATGCAATATCAGACAATCGATATGATACACATTGGATGGATGAGTACCCTGCAATCCATCAGAGCGAATATCGCTGGTTGGATTACCCAACAGAGTTTGAGCGTTTCATTCCCAATGACAGTGATCTAGATGCACTCCGTGATGAAATAAAAAGGGCTGTATCACGTTAACCACGTAGTTATACCAGTAACCACCCTAGATAAGTACCCATCAAATAAATACTATTAGAGCGAGAATTAAAGCTTTGATAGGAGATTATACAAATGGTTACTTTAGTATCCCCAGGCGTCGCAGTCACAGTTGTTGACGAGAGCGCCTACGCTAGTCCAGGTACTGGCACAATCCCTCTGATCATTATTGCTACGGCGCAAGACAAGACTGATCCAACAGGAACAGAAATTGACGGCATCGCAAAATACACCAAGGCAGCGAACGCTGGTCTTGTTGTACCAGTGACATCACAGAGAGAAATAACACAATTTTTCGGAGATCCGACTTTTGCAGAAGCACAAGGTGCAGAAACAAGCGAGTATGGGCTTCTAGCAGCATACAGCTACCTTGGCCAAGGTAGTCAGGCATATATTGTCCGTGCTGATGTTGACCTCAATGAACTAATTGCTTCAGACCAAGCCCCAACGGGCCCAGTCGCAGCAAATACAATTTGGCTAGACACTGACGGCAGTTCATATGGTGTACACGAGTGGAGCGGCACGTCATGGGTTTCACAAACCGTAACAGTTGAAACTGCACTTAATGCAACAGCAGGCGAAGTTGCAGACCCAAGCACATATGCACCTACAGCCACAGTTACAGACGGCGACTACCTAGTTGCAGTCATTTACGACAGCGCAGCACCAACCGGTCTTGCACTTGGTTACTTTGTTGGTAATGCTGGTGCATGGGTTGCACTAGACGATGCCGGCGCCACAACACTCAGCAATGCAATCACATATGCAGAACACTATGAGCAACCAACCACTCCAGCAGCTACTGATGTATGGATTAAAACAACACAGCCTGGATCAGGTCTTAACCTTGTTCTTTATCGTGCAGACGCACTAGGACAGTTTGATCTTATTGAAGTTGAAGCAGTTGAAACCGCAGCAAACTCAGGGGTACACGTTGCACAAGATGGTAGCTCGTTAACTGATATCACTTCGACGTTGACAAATACTAATGCAGTTATCAGTGTACCAGCCATCACAACAGCAGGTCTTGTAATTAACACTGTTGCAGGCGGCACGTTGTCACCAATTACTGTTGCAGTTGCAGCACAAGAGTCAGAACCAACTGGCCCAACAACAGCAGGCCAGATATGGTTTGATGATACAGAAACTGACCTAGATATTATCCGCAAGACAAATGGTGATTGGGAACGTGTTGACGCAGATGACATCCAATATTCAACAAAAATGCCATCACTTGATAAAGATGGTAACGCACTTACAACATCTGATATTTGGGTTGAAACAGACGCGACTGAAGGTGAATATCCTAAACTATATCGTTGGGATGGAACTCAGTGGTTGCTACATGACAACAGTGATCAAAGCACAGACCGCGGCGTACTATTTGGCGACGTGACTGACATTGGTCGCGCAACAGTGCCATCAGGCACCTTTACAACGGCGCAAATTTTCCAAGATGCGCCAGATCCATTGCTATATCCATCAGATATGTTGGTAGTAAACATGTCACTCAGCCAGAACACATTGCGTGAATGGACTGAAGGTGTGCTTTATGCAGATGGTTCAACTACGACTGATGCATGGCTAAATGCAGTATCATCCAAGGCAGATGGAAGCGGAAGCTTTGGCCGTCTTGCACAGCGCCGTTACATTGCAACCAAAATGCAAGGTGCAGTAGCAGGTAACGAAGATCTACGTGATCCAAATCGTAACTTTACATTGCTGACAGCGCCAAACTTCCCAGAACTTACAGATGAGCTTGTTACTCTTAATAGTGACCGTGGCGAAACAGGGTTTATCATTATTGATACACCAATGCGTCTATCACCAACACAAGCAACAAACTGGATCCTTGGTGTAGGTGCTAGTGAAAACGGTGATGAAGGTCTTGTAACCAAGAATACTTACAGTGCTGTCTACTATCCATCAGGACGTAGCACAACACCAGCAGGTGATACAGTTACAGTGCCAGCAAGCCATATGGTACTTTATACCTACGCTTATAATGACAATGTTGCATACCCATGGTTTGCACCAGCAGGTCTAACACGTGGTGTGGTACAAAATGGTAGCGCAGTTGGTTATATTACTCCTGAAGAAGAGTTCAAGGCAGTATCACTTAGCCAAGGCCAACGCGACGCAGCATATGTCAACAAGCTAAACCCAATTGCAAACTTCCCAAGAGAAGGTGTGGTTGTATTTGGACAAAAGACATTGCACCCAGTGTCAAGCGCACTGGACCGTGTAAACGTAGCACGCCTAGTTGCATACCTACGTGAGCGGTTTGATGAGATTGCACGTCCACTATTGTTTGAAGCAAATGATAAGTTGACACGTGACCGCGCAGTTGTAATCTTTGAAAACTTTATGAGTGATCTACTTGCCAAGCGAGCAGTGACAGACTTTGCAGTTGTTTGTGATGAAAGTAATAACACACCAATCCGTATCGATCGTAATGAATTATACATCGACGTGGCAATTGCTCCAACTAAGGCGATTGAGTTTATTTACATTCCGATCAGAATAGTAAATACAGGTGCCTTATAATCATCGCAAATAATAATTAATCATGTCGGAATGAGTAAAGGGCAATATTGCCCTTTACTCATTCTATAGTAACAGACTTTTCAGTAATATATGATAAATAATAGCATGAAACAAATTATAAAAGAAATATTAAACACTGTACCGGAAAATGCAAGAAGGAATCATCTATCAACACAACATATTGATTATTTAAATAAAATATACCCAATTGATGATTTTGCATACCAATGTTACCTTATCTTAAATGATGCCATATGTCCAAAATGTGCTATATGCTCCAACATCCCCGCACGAAACAAAGAAACTTGTAGTAGAAAATGTAGAGAAGAATTAAAAAAATTAAATGGTAAAGATTCATTTTCGGCAATGAAATCATCAATGATGGAGAAATATGGAGTTGATAATCCAGCTAAGGTAAAGGAAATACAACAGAAGCGTATCGCCACTAATATTAAAAAGTACGGTAGTAAAGTTAGCAAAAAGACAAGAGATTCTGCTAAAAGCCGTGCTGGAGAATTATTTTCTAAGGGCCGAGAAACATTGATGTCAAAGTATGGAGTTGATAATCCTGGGCAACTACCAGACCATGCTATCAAAACAAAATCTACAATTTTGGAAAATTACGGAACAGAAAATTACTTCTCAAGTGACGAATGGGCGATAAAGTCTAAATTAAGAGCGTTAAAGAAATTAAATAATATCACATCAAGTTATATTGAAATTATCGACATCGATGGGGCAGATTCAGATATAATAAATGCATATGTAAATCCCAACAAAAGGATTGTTATTCATTGTAATAGGTGTAATTCAAACGAAACAATCCCGTCTGAAACTTTTAAATATCGTTTACAAAATTATCAGACTCCCTGCGGAAAATGTGCCAATATAAAAGGTCCAGGTAGCGCCGCCGAAAAAGAAATTGTGAATTTTATCAAATCTATTTATTCAGGCGATGTCTTAGAAAATAATCGTTCTATTATTGCGCCATATGAGTTAGATATTGTGTTGCCTGAACTCAATGTGGCAATTGAATATTGTGGATTATATTGGCATAACGACAACCGTGTTGATAAAAAATATCATCACAACAAGATGATAGAATGCGCAGCAAAAGGAATACAATTATTCACTATCTTTGAAGATGAGTGGATACACAAATCAGACGTTGTTAAACAACGATTAAAGAATAAATTAAGTCTCACACCATTGTTTGAAAAGGTAGGAGCAAGAAAATGCCAAATTGTCGACCTAACTGCCCGGCAAGCCCGAGATTTTGTTGATAAACATCATATCCAAGGATATACAAACGCCAGTGTTAAAAAAGGATTGATATATAATGACGAAGTTGTCGCCGTAATGACATTCAGTAAAAGTAATATTGCGAAGAAGCAATTAAACTGGGAATTGTCAAGATTTTGCATTAAAGAAAATTTTCAAATTCAAGGTGCTGCCGGTAAATTGTTTAAAGCATTTATTAACGAATATAATCCTGACATAGTCGTTACGTTCAGTGACTTGCGATGGAATACTGGTGAAGTATATTCTAAAATTGGATTTAAATTTTCCAAATGGACAGGACTAAACTATTGGTATATATTAGGAAATAAACGTATACATAGGTTTGCATTACGGAAAAAATCGGATGAACCTACAAATTTAACAGAAACACAGTTACGTTCATCAGAAGGATGGAACAGAATATGGGATTGTGGGAATGCCAAATATGTATGGAATCCATAACTAAATTCCGATTCGTATTGTAAACACCGGCACACTATAAAGCAAATAATATAAAGCAGAAAAGGGCCTGACGGCCCTTTTCTTATGAATAGCACTTAGTTTAGTGCAGCGTACACATATTATTTTGATACATAACAACGAGCTGATTAAACGGCGTGTTGCTTACTACTGCAAAAGAATCTGATCCGAATTTTTGTGCATATTGTGCGTATTGTGTTTTTGACAATTGCTGTGCAAACACAAGACATGTAAATCCGGGTTGTGACACGATATAAGGTGCAGTTTTTGAAACATTTTTGGAAAATGCAGCTACATTACTGATATTTTTATTAGCTGCAAATTGGCTAATATGGGAATTTGCGTAAGCTGTTGCGCTTGCACTTGCGACGAAAGTTTGGTCTTGCATGTTATAGTCTCCTTTGTTACTCTTATACTATAAGCAAGACGTATTGGATTGTCAAGTAAAATATCACAGGAAAAGCGCCATTGGCGCTTTTCTTTTGACTAGTGATAAGTGTTTGCTACAGACTTGGTGCCGCCGTCTTATTCTAATTGCCCAGACATCCATAGTTACACATGCCAAACACTTGACCGCCTGCGGCGTTCGGCTCAGTCAAGCCCGGTGTCTCTTAAGAGTTACACGAGTTTCTAGTCTTACCGTCCCGAAAACACTGGCCAAAAAATACGGCCGGTCATGGACATTGAGTTCGCAAACGCAAATGCCACGCTGGGCAAAAATGTCATCATCGCGCAAATAAACATCATATTTGCTACAAAGTAAAGTGGGTTCATCATTTTGTTTTTCCTTGGTTAAATTAAACAACTTACTCTTATAATGTAAAGCATCTTGCCTTGTCTGTCAAGTAAAAAGTCACGGATATGATAAATACTTACAGCAGAGCACATTATGAAGGAGATAGACGAATGGCAGTTCTAGACAAATTGAGTGTCCCGTTAAACGGTGAAACCCAAGGCACATTGATGCCTAAATTAGCATACCGTTTCCGCGTAAACTTTATCGGAATGGGTGAAGGCGATACCAAAGTTGCAACGAACAACGTTGTTAGTGTTACTCGTCCAAACATGACCCATGATGAAGTTACCGTAGAAACATACAACTCACGTATTTACCTAGCTGGTAAGCACGCATGGGAGGCAGTTACAATTGAATTACGGGATGATGTTACATCAGCCGTAACAAAATTACTTGACAAGCAAGTTGCAGCACAAATTGACATGGCAAACCAGAGCTCACCGCTAGCTGGTTCTACATATAAGTTTGTTATGACAATTGAAAACCTTGATGGTGGTAACCCTGATCCTATCGTACTTGATATATGGGAATTGAGTGGTTGCTACATCTCAAACTTAACATACAATGAAACAAACTACGCAAGTGGTGGAGAATACCAAAGTGTATCAATCCAAGTTCGTTTTGACAACGCAGCACACACTGTACTTGGTACTGATTACCTTAGTGATCCAGCAGGTCTTATCCCAACGTCTACAGCGACTGGTTAAGGCTAGCTAAATGGCTATGATTAATTGGGCACAGGAAGTTTATCGTTCTAACGGTGATCAGCTTCTTGTGCCCCGTCAAAAATTTAATTTTACATTGATACTCGATCAAGTCAACTCACAGTCAGTTGTATTTCATCGTGTCAGCACTGTGACAGCACCTGGTTATAGTATAGACACTCAAATATTAAACCAATATAATAAGAAGCGCGTAATTCAAACGCGCCTTAATTATGATCCTATCACAGTATCATTTTACGATACATTTGACGATACGGTCGACATAACAGGCAATGTAACGTCATGGCACGATATAATGCGTCAATATATAACCTATTATTATAATGGTGGTGGCGGTATTGAAAAGCGTATCACGACAGAAGGCACAGAGACTGTTGATATCAACTTTGAAACAGACTTGGGTTATACACCTGTTGAAGGTCGTTACTTTTTTCCTAGAATAAGAATTATTCAGAACGGGCATCGTTATAGTTACCGTGAGACAACCTTGATCAATCCCATGATCACAAGCATACAGGGAGACACACTGGATTACAGTGACAGTCAACCAGTGCAATATACAGTACAATTTCAGCCTGAAAGTGTACAAACTGAGGTCGTCCTTGGCGCAGCCCCATATGAAGATATGTCAATCAGAAATAGATAAAGGTGCACGCGCCGCGTGCGTCGCTATCGAATACCTTTCTACTTGACATCGGAATAAATACTTGTATGGTAACATATCAACAAGGCAATTATCAACCCATAAACACAGAAAAATACATTGGGAAGCATATCCCAAAGTATCGTTCAGGCTGGGAATTACAGTTTATGCGTATGATGGATAATCACCCCAGCATACTTGCATGGGCTAGCGAAAGCCACAAAATTCCCTATATCAATCCCATCACAGGCAAACGCGCCAACTACATCCCAGATTTCTTTGTGGTGTATATGGATAAGGATGGTAAAAAACATGCTGAGCTGGTCGAAGTAAAACCAAGTGGGCAGATGATAGGTGAAGCAAAGGGTCAGTATGACCAGGCAATGGCTGTGATAAACGAAGCCAAGTGGAATTACGCAAGACAGTTTTGCCGCCAACAAGGCATTGGTTTCCGTATTGTTACAGAAAAAGATCTGTTCAACAAGCCACAAAAAGCCCGTCCACAGCGTAAGCCACGAGTCCCCAAAGTAGCTAAGAGGAAGAAACGATGAAATTAAGTGAAATCCAGTTAGACGAACTAAGCGTATTTTCTAGTTGGATCGCCGACCTAGATTACAAAAACGGTGACGTAATAATGATACTCGACAGCGGTCGTAAATATCGCGTAATGGGTGTGCCTGAAGGTATGTTTCGTCAGTGGGTAAGATCACCCAGTAAAGGTAAGCATTGGCATGGTTACATCAAAGGACATTATAGGGTGAGTAGGGTATGAGATATCATCAATTATTAGAAAGCAACACCACAGTATATCACGGTGATAGTCATGGTACAACTAGCTTGAATTCCAAATGGATGCTGCATGGAGAAAGTAATAATCAAGAAGGAGTTGGTATATACTTTTCACCTGACATCAAAGTAGCAAAATCATATGGACCAAAAGTATCGTCAATTGACATATCAGGACTCAATATTGCAAAAAGCAGAGACCTGGTAACCGACATAATAAGTCAAGATGATGCTATAATGCTGTTGTCATATCTACATAAACATAGCGAAGATTTTTGGTACATGTTGACAGATTATGGCATTGAAATTGCTGAGCCTGAAGAAGTTGAAGAGGGTCATTTATATGCGTTACACAATATGATGCAAACTCAAGAGGTGCGTAACTGGCAAATAGAACTAACCCAGGCATCTGATGTTGTAACATTTGTTACAGCGTGGAATAAGTATATTGATATAGATGCACTATATGAGACAGACTCAAAGTTTTATGCAGTAATAAACACTAGCATAACAGCAACACCTGTAAATTTTTGATTGGCGAGATATGAAATATTTAATTTCAATGATAGCACTGTTATTTGGAGGTATGGCGTCAGCAGCAGAGCGTGAATCATATTATTCAGATATAATATGTGAAACTGAACTGCGCGGCACTGACAACACATTGCCAAGTGGACTACGACCAGACTGCGAAACAAGTTTTGCAATTATAGAATTTGATTGGGCAAAGTCACCCAAGCATTATGAGTGTATCGGCCAAGCATTCATTTATGCTCAACAGACTGGTAAATTGCCTGTTTGTATATTGATGGCGCGGGATGATGATGAGTTAGAATTTGGTAGGTCACTTGATTTTTCAGATTTTGGCCTCATACTGCGAATAATAGATGTACGGGCTTATTAAGGAAACAATATGACACGGAAATTAGAAGAAACATTCAACTTACCACCAATGGATTTACCACAGGTGAAAGAGGAAGAAATCGAAGAGGCGACCAACGGTTACACCATGGAAGAAATGAAGCAAGTTATGGAGAGAGCAGATAAAATTGATGCTGCCCTTCCACAGGTTTCTGGTCTAGATCAAGCTGATAAAGATTATGACGATTATGCAACGAAGTCAATTGAGACATTTGATGATCTGGTTGAACTAGGTAAAAATGTTGAAGACCGCCATGCAGCAGAGATCTTTAATGCAGCTAGCAGCATGATGACCAATGCGCTAAATGCCAAGAACAACAAAGCACAGAAAAAGTTGGAAATGATTAAGTTGCAAATCAGCAACGATAAATTGAAACATGAGCGTGAAAAGCTAGAGTATCTTAAAGCACGTCACCTAAATGGTGGAGTAGAAGACACACAAGAAACCGAAGGCTACATTGTAACCAGCCGTAATGATATGCTTGCAGAGATACTTGCAGGTATGAAAAAAGACAAAGACACATAAATACAATATAAGTAGGAGACTCCAATGAGTAAAAGATTAGGGCATTATTTGGCAGAAAACGAATCAGTACATGAATTTCGTGTAAAAATTGCAAAAGAGCCAACAGATGAGCAACTTGACGCAATGGAGTTGCACCTTCGTAAGTACGATGGTTTTGACATCAGCACGCCAAAAAAGACAATTATACAGCGCAACCCGCGTGATTTCCGCAGCATTGATGCAGCAGAAGTATATATGATTGATTTCAAAACAAGACAACCAGCTAGCCCATTGCAGTTGCTAGCTGAGTTAACGCAGAAAATGGGCATCCATGAACGGTTTATTATTGTTCGTAACAAGCTTGAGCCTCTACACGTAGAAGACGAGCACAAGGAAATACCAGAAGAAGATTACAAGACACGCCTTACAGACGCTGAATACAGCGAAGTTGAAAACCCTGATGCAGACCGGTATTATGGTGAAAAATTTAAAGATTCTTTCATTAAAGAGATTTCATCAGAGCGTGCAGAACACTTAAAGAAAGTAGAGAACTAAAATGGACAAGAAAGATCTCAACAGATTACGTGAGCTTGCAGGCAATAAAAAAGCTGAAGACACCAAGAGCTCAACAGGAAATATGTATCAAATTCGTGACAACTTGATGGAGTCAAGTGCAGAGGACCGTGCGCGTTACAATGCAAGCGAACCTGAGAAGAAAAAAGTCAGTGTTAAAAAGGCACCTTGGGAAAAAGAAGAAAAAGTTGATGAAGCTGAAGATCTTGAAGAAGATGATGACGCTGAAGATCTTGAAGAAGATGACGGCCTATCACGTATGCGTCAAATGGCAGGCATCAAGGAAGCTGATCATGATGACGATGATGAGCTAGCCGAAGCAGCAGAAGGCACAAAGTATGGTGTGTTCAGCAAAGGCGGATCAATTGGTGACAAGAAATCAGACAAGCCAGTTTCAACACATGACAGCAAGGAAGAGGCCGAGGCCAAAGCCAAGCGTATGCGGTCCAATCTCAGTAAAGGGGAAAAGGGCTACTATAAAATGTCATATGTAGTCAAGCCAATCAAAGAATCAACAAAGCCGGATTTTGCTGATATTGATGATGATGGCGACAAAGAAGAAACAGCTAAGAAAGCGGCAGCAGACAAAAAAGCAAACATGACAGAGC